CAGGCCCAGCAGTTCGAGCGCCGGGTTGATGGTGCTCAGGCTGCCGGCCAGGCGCGTCAGGGTCTGGACGTTGGTTTCGCCGGCACGGGCGTAGCTGGTGCCGGTGGCTTCGATGGTGCGGGTGACTTCGCTGACCTGGTCGATGAATCCCCTGAACGTGCTGCCGGATTCCGTTTGCTCCCAGTCTTCGATGCGCGTGGTGAGGGTTTCCGTGACGGTGCGGCTGGCGCCCAGCACGAAGGCGGCCAGGTCTTCGTTCGCGGCGGCCAGCGCTTCTTCCACCTTCTTGGCGGCCTGCTCGGGCGTGAGGCCATCGAGCTTGATGCCGCGCGTGCCGATGTCGTTTTGCGTGATGTCGGTGCCGAGTGTGGTGGTGAAGCTCTTGACGGCGGTGCTGCTCAGGCCCAGGGCTTCGGCCATGCTGGCGGCGTTGGTGCGCAGCGCCTCGAAGGCGCCCTGGATGGCGGCGCTTTCGGTGCTGGTCTGGCGGTTGACCATGCTGTATTCGGGGCCGCTGAAGAGCGTGCCGCCGCGGCGCTGCAGGTCGTAGCTCTGGATGTCGCCCATGCCCAGGGTGCCCGTGAGGCCACCGCCGACGATGCTGCGGCTGCGGAAGACGCCCAGCGCGTTGGCCACGGCCAGGGCGGCGGCCACGTAGGGAATGGCGGCGGCCGCCGAAGCGCCCGCGCCCATGGCGCCGCCCGCGCCTGCCGTGGTGGGGCCCATCAGGCCCGGGGCCAGGGTGGCGCCTTTCATGCCGGCCGAGAAGGCCGTGAGCGCGCTGCTGCCAAACATGGTGCCGGCCGTGCCCATCACGTTGCCGATGCTGCTGGCCACGCTGCCGGTGATGACGCTGCCCAGCGTGGCCAGGCTGTTGATGCTGCCCAGGGTGCTGAGCGCGCCGCCCCCACCACCGCCGAGGCTGCCGACGATCGGGTTGACCACGGCCTGGATGATCGGCCGCAGCACCATGCTGCGGAACAGGCCCTTGATGTATTCCCAGGCGCTCTTGCCGCCTTGCATCAGGGCGTCCGTCAGGCTTTGGCCGATCTGGTCGCTGGTGCGGCGCCACTCTTGCTCAATGGTCTTGGTCTGCTCGATGCTGGCGCGCACGGTTTCGCGGTTGAGCACGGCTTCGCGGATCTTCTTGGCGTACTCGTCATAGGCATAGGTGCCTTTTTCCAGGCCTGCACGCTCCAGCTCCAGCAGTGCGGCGCTTGTCTCGCGCTCGATGTTGCTCATCTGCAGCGCTTCGGTTTCGCGGTTGATAGCGTCCACCAGGTCTTTGGCCTTGCCCAGGTTGGCGTCGATGGCCTGTTCGCTGGCCTCATACGCCTCCACGGCTTTCATGCTGCGGGTGGCGGCCAGCTCCAGCTCGGCTTTGGCGCTGCGCTTGAGTTGCTCTTCCAGCTCGGCCTCAGCCTTGTCATAGGCCACGATGTTCGCCAGTTCCGCTTGGCCAAGATGTCAAGCTCGGTCTGCCGGTCTTTCGCGGCCTTGAGGGCCGATTCATCCGCAGCCTTGCGGCGGGCTTCTTCGCCGGCGATGTCGATGACGGAGCGCCGGCCGCCTGGCACAAAGCCGCGGTCTTCGCGGGCACGAAGGTTTGGCCCTCCCAAAGCTGCATCCAGCGCGGTGCGGGCCTTGACGGCTTCGCCTTGCAGCTCGCGCAGTTGGTTGGTGGCGTCCGAGAGTTCCTTTTGCAGCGTGGAGCGGTTGAAGCCGGTGACGTTGGGGTTGCTGAGCCGCCCTTCGAGCCGCGCGATTTCTTCTAGCGTGGCCTGGATGCGGGCGTCTTTGAACTGCGACACCAGCAGCGTGAAGAACCCGGAGAGCACGCCGCCGTTGGCGCTGAATTTCATGAACGTGGAAAGCGTGTCGTTCAGCGCGGGCAAGAGGTCTGACACCAGGGCGCGGGCGGCGTCCGTGACGTTGGCGCCGAGCATCGACATCTGCTTGTTGAAGCGCTCAGCCTCAGCGGCTTGCTCTTTGGTAACGCTGGCATTCAATTGGCCAGCGTCGGCCAAGTCATTCAGGAACGGTGCAGCCTCGCGCACGCTCTTGCCGAACAGCTCCTGCGTGATGCGGGCCTTGTTGGCGTCGTTCTCAAACCCGGCCAGGGCCACGGCCGTCTGGCGCAGGGCCTCGGCCGGGTCCAGCTGGCGCAGCTTGGCGGCGCTCAGGCCGATGGCTTCCAGGGCGACGCTGGCGCCGTTGTTGCCGTCCGCTGCCTTGAGCTGGGCGTTGAACTTGACCAGCATGCCGCCCACCTGGTCAAGGCTGGCGCCGTTTCTGCGGGCCACCTGGTCGAGCTTGCTGATTTCCTCGATGCTGGCGCCGGTGGCGTCGGCCAGGTCGTTCATGGCGTCCACGGCGTTGACCGTCTGCCGCACGAAGGCCACCAGGCCGCCCACGGTGAGGGCGCCGGCCAGCGTGGGGGCCAGGGTGGACAGTGCATTGCGCACGGTGTCCACCTGGCCGCTGAGCTGGCCCATGCTGACGCCCACGCGCTGCAGGCCGCTGGTGACGGATTCCGCGCCCGCTAGGCCGATCTTGATGCCGATTTCGCTGGTGGCCATGCCGTTACCTCAGCGGGCTGACGCGCGCAGCGGGGGGCTGGGCGGCTTGCTGTTCGTCGCGCTCGCGCTCGCGCTTTTCGGCCCACACTTCCAGCGTGGCGCGCTCTGCGGCCTGGATGCCGCGCCAGATGTCGGGGCGGGCTTCGCGCTCGATGTCGGGCTGCTCGTCCAGGTGGGCGCGCACGCCGGCGTAGTCCAGCCCCGTGGCGCCTGCCATGCCGGTGCGCCATTGCGTCTGCACGCCCTGCCAGCAGGCCCAGGCTTGCACGTTGTCAGGCCAGAGGTAGGCGCTGCGCTCGGGCGGGGCTTCGGGCTCCAGCGTGCCCAGGCCTGCCAGGGCCTGAGCCCAGGCGCTGCCGGGTGGGGGTGCGCTGGATGTTGCATCGCGGCTGTGGTGTTCGGCCAGTTCCCGGGCGAGCGCGGCTAGTTTTTTTCCTTCGCGCCCACCTCGGCCAGGTAGGTGCGGAAGGCGACGAGGGAGACGCCGGGGATCTTGCAGAGCTGGCGCCAGGCGGCCTCAGTGAACTGCATCGGCTGGTCTTCTGCGTCACGCACGCCCTGCCAGTCTTCAATGACTTCGAGCATGAAGTCGGCCACGCTGGTTTCGCTGTTGTCGGCCAGCTTGGTCTTGATCTGGTCTGCGTCCAGGCGGCGGCAGGTGAGGGAGAAGTCAAACGGCTGGTCTGTGCCGGCCTCGTCTTTGATGGTGCCGCGCACCTTGAACTTGACGAGGTTGGAGACGACTATCTTGATGCCCATGTGAATGCCCGATTGATGGTGCCCGAGGTTGGAAGGGAGCGCGGCGTGGCACGTTCGGGGCCGACGTGCCGACCGGTGCGGGATACGCACCGGCCTGCCGCGCTGAAAGGTTCAGGCGGGGCCGCGGCGGGCCCCTGCGGCATCAGCTGTAGCTGATGGCCCGGCCCAGCACCGTGATGGCGGCGTTCACCTGGTTGGCCTGGTTGCGGGCCAGCGTGGGCGCTTCAGCCACGCTCATGTAGCCGTGGCCGTACATCGTGCCGCCGCCGCCCAGCACCAGCTTGAAGCTGACCTTGGCCAGCGTGCGGCTGATGTCCAGCATGGTCTGGTACGTGGCGTTGGACGGGTCATGGCCCAGCGTGAGCGTCATCGACAAAGCGTTGAAGCCAGTGGGCACGTTGATGTCGTTGCGCTTGGCCAGGGGCGACACCGTGGTGAAGCGTGCATCGCCACCGCTGGTGGAGATGTTCAGCACCTGCGGCACCGCCGACCAGGCAGACAGCTTCTGCGTGGTGCCCGTGCCGCTGCCGGCCGGGAAGAAGCTGGTGTTGCTGGTGTTCAAGCCCTGCAGGCTGAACGAGTTGGCGTCGATGACGGTGACCTTGTAGACCGAATCCGTCGCGTCTTCCCAGCCAGAGACGAAGAGCACTTCGTCGCCCGTCACGTAGCCGTGAGCGGTGGAAGTCAGCACTGCCGGGTTGGCGTTGGTGGCAGCAGAGATGGTCTTGGCCGAGGCCAGCGTGGTGCTGAACTGGATGCTCGAACCTTCGGGGAAGTAGTAAGCCATGATGGCGTCCTTTCAGTGAATCAGGGGGTGAGCGAGTGGGTGACGGGTTCAGAACGTGGCGGCGGCCACGCGCTGGCGGGCGGTGAAGACGAAGGTGGCGCAGACGGTGTTCTCGCCATCGGCGTCGAAGTCATAGGACAAGCTCTGCGGCTGCAGGGCGATGACGGCGCCGCCCAGCGTGGGGTCGGCCATCAGCTTGGCGTATACGGTGGACACCAGGGCGTCCACAGCCACGTCAGGCGCCTGGCCGGCAGTGGCACGGGCGTAGCACTCCACGCCCAGGCGTGTGTCCCACGTGATGGGCTGGCTGCTGAGCACCGAGGCCTCGAGCACCTGGCTGTCCACCGGGCGCACCACCACAGCGGTGCTGGTGCTGGACGACACCGGGCGCAGCCGCACGCGGCCGACGTTGGCCACCGCAGGCGCAGTGCCCAGGGCGGCCACGACGGCGGTGATGGCGGTGTTGACGATGCTCATGCGCGCTCCAGCATCAACACGCTGACGCCCGTGCCGTCAGGCTCGTGCGCCGCCACCGTGTAGGCCACGGCGTTGACGCTCACGGCCTGGCCCACAGGGTCAGCCGTTACGTCAGCGGTGCGCAGGCGCAGCGTGGGCTGCGTGCCGGCCATGCCGATGCCGACAGCGCCCAGGGCGAAGCCGTTGTCGAAGATCCCGCGCACGGCCGCGCCGTTCACGGTGGCGTCCACCGCGAAGTCAGCGAAGAAGGGCGCGAGGTCTTCGGTCATGGCTGGGCCTGGGCTGGGCTTGTCGTCTGGCCTTCAGGGTCAGACGGTCAGCGCGTCCACCATCGTGGCGAAGCTCACCACGTTGCGGAGTTGCACGTCCACGTCTTGCAGGGCCACCACGCGCACGGTGCCGGCGGTGCTGCCGGTGTACGGGTCCACCATCAGGTCCAGGCTGCCCCACATGCCGATGACCAGGTCAGCGAAGTTGCCGAACACGATGGCCGAGCAGGTGGAGCCCGAGCTGCCCTTGACCAGGTTGGACGGCACAGCGTTGGTGACGGCGGTGCGGTAGCCGTTCATCGGCGTTTCGCCGTCATCCCACACAAAGCCGTTCTGGCCCGTCACCTTGCTGGTGGTCTTGAGCTTGCCGCGCACGCGGGCGTTGGTCAGGTAGCCCAGGGTGCCCACATCGGCGTTGGCCACGGCCACGTCAGACTCCAGCTGCACGATGTTGGCCCAGGTGGGCGCTGCACCGTTGGTGCCGCCGATGACGGAGGCCGTCACGCGCGTCAAGATGCCGCTGGGCTGGTTGCTGGCGCCGCTGCCGTTGATGGCGGCTTGCTGAATGGCCAGGCCCAGGATGGTGGCCAGGTCGTTCTGCACCATGGCTTCCACGTCGATGCTGGATTGCAGCAGCAGGCGGCGGCTGATGTCGGTGAAGGCGCCCACCGTCTTCGGGCTCATGGTCACCTGGGCGATGGTCTGGTCGCTCTCGGTGGGGGCGGTGTTCTCAGCCACCCAGTAGGCGGTGCCGGTGCCGCTCAGGCGCGGGATGGCGATGTTGCCCACCAGGCCCGTCAGCATGCGCGTGCCCATGCGGTCAATGACCATGGCGTTGCGCAGGGCGTCAATGAAGCTGCCGCCCAGCAGCTCGGTGGCCACCAGGTTGCCGCCGGCCGTGGCCGTGGTGACGTTCAGGTCACGGCGCTGGACTTCGGTGGGCACCATGAAGCCGCGGGCCTGCTTGCCCAGCTTGGCGGAGGTGGCTTCGGAGCACTCACGCTCGAAGGCGGCAGCGCGCTGCGCGGCGGCATCGCCCGGGTTGGCCAGGGCGTTGATGGCGCGCATCATGGAGTAGCGCTTGGTTTCGCGCTTGTCCAGGCCGATGTCGGCCGTGGGCATGGGCTTGCTGGAGAGCTTGGCGATGGCCTCCGCCTGGAACTGCTCAGTGGTCAGGCCGCGCTGAATGGCGTCCAGCGCCATGTCGGCGCCGCCGGGCAGGCCCTTGGCGATCTTGGAGATTTCCGCGGCGTGGTTGCGCTCGGCCACGGGCGTGGTGATGACATCAGACATGATGTGGTCCTTCGAGGGTTGGGGTTCGGGTTCAGTCGCTGCCGCTCTGGCTGCGGGGCCTGCGGCGGCCGGGGGGTCTTGTGCATCGGTGCCTGCATCCAGGCTGCGGCCGATGCCGACCGTGGGGTCTGCTGGCACGGACACCAGCGACACCTCGAAGGGCTCCCAGTCGGTGACGCGGTAGGTTTCCACACCTTCCTTTGTCTCGACCAGTTGCGCCTTGTGGATCATGTAGCCCACGCTCACGTTGCGGCGGATGCCGTCGCGGACGTCTTGCCACACTTCCTCTGCGCGTGCGCTTTTTCCGAAGCGCACGGTGGCACGGGCTACACGGTCCGCACCCACCTCGACAGATTCGATAACGCCGACCACATCACGCGTGTCGTGATCGACGAGAAGATTGGCCCCGCTGCGCAGGCGCCCCTGGCGCATGGCGGTGGGGTTGATGTCCAGGATCTCGATGCCCCAGTAGCGCTCATACGGCGTCTCGCTGGCGAAGGCCAGCGTGGCGGTGCGCGCTTCCTCGTTGATGGCGGCACGCTCCACCTGCAGGGCGCGCTCGGTGCGGCCCTTGGGCAGGGCACGCTGGAGATTGGCTGGCAACTTGCTCATGCGCTGCATGGTGCGGCGCCTGGTGTCAAGTGCGTAAGGCAAGGCGCTTGACAGCGCGCAACTTCAGCGCCCCAGGAAGATCAGGTCTTCTTGCCGCTTGCGGCGCGGCCGGCGCGGGGTGATGGGGATGAAGGGGACATCACGCCAGGGGCGGTCGCTCCAGTAGCTGGGGCGGGCAGGCGCGGGCGCAGGCGCTTGGCCATCCGTGAGCTCGCCCACGGCGCTGAAGCTGATGTGCGCCGTGCCGACCATGACGCCGGGCACGACAGGCGTGCCGGCCTGGCCGAAGTAGTCGCCAAAGTATTGGCCAGCGTATTGGCCTTGCGCGCTCACGACGGGTCAACGGATGTGACGGTGCGCGCGCCCGAGCTGTAGGTGGCCTCCACCCGGTCCACGGTGCCGTCTTGAGACTTGAAGACCA